GTAAGGTTGTATCTACGTCCAAAGACTCAGCTTCGTATGGCTTAACGTCTGCAGATGTATCTTGGATTGTTTCCATCATCCTGTTAAATTCATCTTCGCTTAGTACTGTTTTATACAAACGCATTGCCTGTCCTAATAGTACGCCTGCGACTGCTATTACAGAATACTCGCCTGCTAACCGCACGTTTACTTCAAACGACTTATTAAATAACTCGTCTAATTCTTTTTTATCCATTTTAGTTCTCCCAAATTGAGGCATAATAGCCTTTTCCAGTTGTATCACCATAATCGATATCAACATCTTCACCGTTGTACTCTATTATCTCTAATATTGTATCACTATTTGGGTTCAATGTCAAGCAAAATTTAAGTTTTGCTATGTCAAAATCCCCATCAGACTGAATTAAACATTCAGCAAATGTACCTTTTTCATCGCTGTATCCAGTAAATCCGTATTGAGCATCGCCGGGATCTTCTTCATCTTCCTCGTCACAATCCGGAGTATGTTCTGCTTCAAACTCTGTCCAACTTTGATCTACTAATTCAGCTACATCTGTAGCTAGATAGTCTGCTGAATTAACCTCAGTAATGGTAATATAACAACTATCCGCAGTTACCGCGTTGCCGTGATACAAATCATCAAGCTCGTTCCAATACCCTAGAAACCTAGGATCTTCTGGATCAAACACTGGGTTAGTGTCGTTCTCTTCGTAGGGATCATCAAAAGCATGCGCAATGATGTCACTTTCTTCTAGATCTTTCCAAAAGTCGTATTGTTCTTTAGTAAGTGTTCCGCATACTGTTTCGCCACCACGTCCAGAAAGTTGTACTCTAAAATATCTCATTATAGTTCTCCTAGTAGTGCTCTTGGAAATCAAATGTTTCCTGGGCGTTAGCTTCACTGCGTTCGAGTTCAGTAAGCTCATCTTTCACACTGAGCTTCTTTCTCTTTAATTCTACTAAATTTTGTGCTAGTACGCCGTCGTTTGGCCGTAAAGTAAGTTTAGATTCTAATTCTGTAGTGCTAGTGTCTAACCTTGTGTGTTGAGAAGTTAAGTAATTAATCCTGTCTTTATTATTCATTGTTTGTACTCCTTTTTAAGTGACGTAATGCATTTTCCGTACTGCGCATACTCAGAGCAGAGACTACATACATCTTCAGCAGCAAAGAATCTATCTCGCCAATTATCATCTAATGTATCCATAGTGATGGGTTGGTAATCAAACAGTTTTTTCCAATGCTCTTCTGCACCGCGAGATTTAACAAACTCTTTACCAGCGGCTATAAACCCGCATTTATATAATTCACCGTCAAAGAAAGTATGACTAAATTTTAATGAACAGTCGTGGTATGCTTTCTCCGGATTACTATTATGTGGCATAGGGGTTGTGCCGTCAAAGTTCTTAATACTAGTAGTAGCAAAGAAGTGTGCGTCAGTGAATAAGAATTTAAATCCATTGTCGTCCTCCATGGTTCTAGATTCTGTAGTAAACTTTTCTCCGTCTCTGCCTACATGATGAACAATCTCTGTTTCTATTTCTTTCCATGCACTGCCACTGGCTGCTTTAAATTTATCAATTTCTTCCCATAATCTAACATCTAGGTCATCTTTGTCATGAAAACTTATCTCAACACCACAGTTATTATCTAAACAAGTTTGATATAAGTTTTTAACTTTATTGATCTGAAACCCGTTGCTTGTAATAATCATTCCAGTATCAGGCCATAGTTGACGTAATCCAATAACATAACTAAGAATTCCAGGGTGGAGTAGCGGCTCTCCGCCTATGATACTGATTAATCCAAAATTAAACTTTTTTGCCCATTCAATATATTGCTCTTCATCAAACATAATATGTCCCTTGCGAGGAAAATTGTTAAATCTATTACAGTTTTCACACGCAAGATTACATACATTAGTAATATAAAACTCAGCGAGCCCTATATTTTCCGTCATTTGATTGGTTCCTTACTCGTCAAGTACTTGTCTATATTTTCATACAGGTACTGTGCAGCCGCTATATTGGCGTCGTCCGTTGGATGCCCGTACTGGCCAAACGCAAACTTCATATCCCTACACCAATCAATGTATCCTTGATCATTAAAATTTAAGAAAGAGTCAAGATCAGCAGACATATACGATAACCATGGATATTTCATATAGTATGGAATCCCCCTGTGGGTAAGCCATAACTGATTGTATGTAAAGATAGGAACGTAATTTATATTTTTTACCTTGCAAAAATTTTGCAGGTGTTGCATCTCTTTATACATTAAATATGCATCGTAGTCCTCACTGTGTGAGTGTTTATATAGACTAGTTACAAACTCTTGAAATAATTCATTGTCACGTCTTTCCTCATCGTGAGCATTTAAAGGAACTGTAAACGGCCACTTTCCAACTGCTGCAGGTTCATGCCATCTACTACCGGAAATTTCGTAATTTAACATATATTCTTGTCTGCCAGGAAAGGTCCATAACATAACTATTAAGTCTGGGTTGCTATTTGTTAGACAGTGTTCAACAATAACTCTAACGCATCTGCTGTTTGAGCCGCCAGGCAATGCAAGATTAACTTCTTTCATGCCTAGTCTGTTACTAAGTTGAGTGCTCCACCTATTAGTTGGCTCTAAGCATTCACTACCAAACGTAAAGCTATCTCCGCAAGCTAATAACATATTATGTTATGTCCTTTCCTGGATACAGAGTTACGTTTATTTACTCTGTGCAGGTAGTAGATAACGATAGCTACCTAGTCCACTATCTACAGTAATCTCAGTTACCCCATCATCACTGATCTTGTAATCAATATCACCACCGAGACTTAGGATCTTGCTAACTTGATCAACAGGCCAAGCCCAACCACGATCTAGTTTACCACCTACATCATGTTGGAATACAAAATTGCCAGCGTGTGTGCTTGCATCACCAAAGTGCAATACTAGATCTTTGCCTTCTGTTTTAGCAATAAACGTACCTTCGTCGCTATTAGCGGAGATCTGCATACGTAGTCGCTGAATACTTGCTACAGTTGGGGCAAACTCAACGCTCCATTTAACATCTTTCATAGTAACGCTTTTTAGTTTGTCATTAACAATCTCTGAAGCCATGAAACGATAATCGTTCTGGAAGTCACCGCCAGCGTTCTCAAAGTGGATGCCAACTGGAACATCTGCACCATTGCGTTCCTGGGTGTTTATAGAAATCTTAGCATCACTAGCATATTCTGAGATCTTAAGAATAATACCTAGTTTGTCTAAATTAGGCATTCCGAATGTACCAATAAACTCTGGCACTGTTTTGTGGAATTTGCCTTTGAGGATAACACTGCGATCTTCTGCTAGCCCCTCAATAGTAGTTTCTTTATCATCACCGGTAATTTTAACTAAGCTAATAAAGCCAAGGCTGTGCGTATGTTGCACGATATCAAGTAAGTAGTCTTTCATCGAAACGTCCTTTTGTAAGTTATTATAGTGTAAGTATATGCGGTTTAGAAGGTAGAAGCAATATAAATCTGTATAGATTTGTTATATTTTACCCAAATATCCCAACCATGGGGACCTAAGTCTTTGTGATTACTAGAAAGGTTAGTAACCCATTCTTCTATGCTATCTGATTTATAATTCATAACCCAAGTTTGGACATCAATTAATGGACTGAAATGACTTCGTCCTGCAACTGGAAGTTCATCCCATGTAAAGAATGCTTCTTCAATTTTAGCATTGCCTGCAGATAACCTTTGTGTGCTTTTGACGCCTGGTTTAGAAACTAGTAACCAAGTCCATGTTCCGTCTATATTATACGTGTCAGGCCGACTACCAGGAACTTTTGAACTACCTGTCTTAATCACATCAAATCCTTGCCCAAAAACCAGACTTTCCATTAGCTCCTTTGTATTAAGACACCTAAAGTCGTTATTTAATAGATCTAAACTCCTAGCATAATTACAGTTATTATATGAAAATAAAAACTTTCCGCCCGGACGCAAACAATCAAACACCTGTTTTGTAATGTCTTTAATAGGATCAAGTGGCATATATTCAAACATGTTAATACATGTTGCAAACCCAATTTGGTTAATAGGAATATCGCTAATGCTATCGTAAATTCTTAATCTACGAGTCGCATAAAATTTATTAAACTTTGATTTTAATATCTGTTTTATTTCTTTAGTAGCACAGATAGCATACTGTGGATCAGCAGCATTCATAATAGAAGAATATCTTCCATCGGCAGGATTAACTTCTAAGCTAGGGTATCGCCAGTCAACGAATTGTTGCATTACCCCAATAACTTGATCTTCAAAATCATCACTGATATATTCCTGCCGTGATATAATTTGGTTCCAGTCATCATGCTTTATTCCAGGATCATAATACCGTGCATAATCTCTTTGAATAATATTACGTTCTTTGACTGATATTACACTATTAATGTTATCTTGTAACTTACCAACTGCGAGATTATATTCATCGTGTGCAAGTTGGAGTTGTGTAAGTTTGTCGAGAACTTCTTGATGCGCCTGTTTATCTTTCCATCGAGGGATTTGGTGAGAAACAATACTTCTTCGATCTTCTATATCAGACGAAATATCAAGCGGGAGGGTCTTAGCAAATTGGTTATGGCTATATAATAAACTGTATGAATCTAACAATCTGCTCATTGATTTCTCCTAACTATATTTATATGTGCATATTATCCAAAGCTAAATAAATCATCAAATTGGTTCTCAGTTTGTGTTTTTCCTGCTAAATCCCAGTCAAGTACGCCCAGTAAGTTATCAATCTTCTTGTCTACAATAGTTGCCTCCATTAAACTATCATCAAACGGCAGATCCTTGAACCATTGAGGTAAATGCGATTCATCTGTGGGATAACCAACGCTTGTGTATCCCAATGGATTAGGTTTTAGTTTACAAACAATAGTTTTCATACCATCAATAATACTCTGGCTATAGTTGTCCCCATGCATCTTCTTTAAGCGATTCCAGTTGATAGCGGCCCTAACGTGTCCAGGCATGTTTGCTTTGCCTTTCCATGTGTCTACACCTTTTTTATCAGTGGACCATTCTTTAGCAGTATACATGGTTAAGTTGTTAACACGCTTGGGAGTGCCTTTTTCCCAACCAGGTTGATCTTTAAATTGATATTTAAAGTCTTTAATCCTGTCTACTACATGATCCACTTCACTGCCAGTGAGAACATCCAATAACAAACTGCTCATAAATTCCTGCATAACAAGCGGGGTATCTGAGCGTTTAAGATCCAACCCCATGGCTTTCATCTTGCCTAGTTTACCGTCTATGTCAAAACGCTGTCCTTCGTTGTCAATAACAAGTGCCGCATAACGCTTTTTAGTGATAAACAATCCTTTTAGTGCCACTACTTCTCTAGCACCCGCCATAATCTCGCCGTGTTTGCGAGTAGTATGGAATGCGGTTTCCATAAAGCTAGGGAATGTTTCGTTAACAGCCTCGCCTAGTTGATCATAAAGTTGGATACACTGTTCTTTGCCCCAATCCATCTTGCCACTAGATACATCATCTTTAATAACTGGCCATGCGCTAAAATACACTGAGTCAGTATCACCATAAACAATACAGTCGCCAGTGTGGTCATATTCGCCAGTTAGTAACTCATTAACTTTTGCACTCATATGTTTAGCAATGGCTCTGCCAGTTAGTGTAGTACTCTGTCCAATACGATGATCAAAGAATCTACAACCAGGATTAAGAATAGCACCATACAAACTGTTTAAGTTAATCTTCTTAACCAGCTGTCGCTTGTCCCAGAAAGCGCGTTCTTCGCCTTCACAAGTACGCATCTTTGCTTGGATCTCTTGACGTTCTGTATACCAGCGTTCTAGTAGTCCAGGCACTACGCCTTTCTTTTCGTGCGTGAGGATTGTTCCGTTAGCAGTTAAGATCCAGGGCTTGTTACTATCAAAGATTAATCGCCATACGTCTGCGGCACTCAGTGTGTCGTCCCCACCTAGTTCCCAGTCAATGGTAATCTCCGTACCTACATCCATATCCATAACGGCTTTGTACTCTAGCGTACCAAACATTCCTTCCCAAGCACCAGCAAATGTAGCACCGCTCTCTATTCTGCTTGCGATATGTTTCTCAGTCATGGACATCCTAAGTTGTCCAACAATAGTTTCTGGAGCCATATTTAACGAACGGATAATACTAGGATACAGACTGTTTAAATCGATACTGCCAACCCAGTCATGCAACCCACGTTTAGGAGTTGCAACATAAGCACCAGCCGCTCGTACACGTTCTTCGTCTCCGTGGTGTTTTCTATTAGGAACAATCAATCCTTGATCATGTGCTTCGTTAATAATTGCCTGTTCAGTCACAGCAACCGCGCCCATTGTAGTAGCAAGTAACACGGTGTTTGCATGTGCAAGTTCGTTACTCAAGTCAATGAACCTGAGCTTCTTATCTAACTTGTCTAGCAGTGCAGTATCCTGTCTGTTGTAGTCAATAAACTTTTTAAAGTCTTGGTTGTATAATTGATCCAGTGTGCCTTCGTATTGTACCTTGCGCTCATTAAGTTCATATTCACCAATAGCATCCAGTGCATAACTATGTCGCTCTTCATATGTGTATTTGCGATACAGTTGCATATAGTCTAGATGCTGTCTGCCAATTAAGTCATATGTGTTTTGCTCTGAGCCAAAGCGTTCAAACGTGCGCTTCTTGGGATATTGTCCAAACAAACAGAACTTACGAGTGTCATCCTTGCTTAGTATACGGATAGTACGGTTAACAGTGTATGGAATATCATATCCTTCACTGTTCCATCCACTAAGAACATCTGCGTCCTCAATAAGTTCTAGAAAGGTAGATAGCATCTCACCTTCTGTTTCAAACAAAAACGTATTGGAAAACTCGCTTACTAGATCCTTTGCAGATTCCATGCTTAAACTTTTAGGAGGAATCGCCAATGTAATCATTTGATCCAACCAATTTAGATATAAACTGATAGCCGTAATAGCATTAAAGGGATCGTCTGGACTACTATACCCACGTTCGGGATCAAAGTCTACCTCAATATCGAAAAAACAAGTTTGCAGTTTAGGAGCATCAACGCCCAAGTAGTTATCTGCTAGACAACGGAACACTGGATTGAAGTCACTCTCCCACAGAGAACCTCTATCGTGCATCCGTACTTCCTTCTGGAACTCCTTGCCGTGCTTTGTGCTGAATCGAGATACAGGATTACCGTAGACAGTTTTAAATTTGCCACGCGGATCGTTATAATAAAACACATAGTTAGCAGGGAACTCTTTGTATTCCCTGCGTCCTTCTACACGTTCTACTGCATGGATCCTATCATGCTGTTTATCAAACCAAGCGTCGACATAGCTCATACAATTAATCCTACAATGTATATTAATGTTAACATAATGTTAAGCCATAGTAAACTGTTTTCTTTCCACAGATATCCTACAGCAATCCATAGTGCATTGCCAACGATAAATGCCGCGTGATGCCAGTACCATTCAGGCACAAAGCTCGCTAAACTTGCCGCTCCTACTAATACAATAGTAGCTAGCCAACTTAGCCATTGATGTGGTTTCTTTTCTTGACTCATAAAATCCCCCAGTAAAGCTGAATTAACGGATTATACTCCTACTGGAGTTTGCCAACGGTAGCTAAGATATTCTCGAGTTCCGCTAAATCTTCGCTATGCTTGGAGAAGTCAGCCTTGTATGCTGTTTTAACTGCTTTTTTAAGTACTGATGGTTTAATCTCGAACTCTTCTGCAACTGCTTTAACAGTATCATTGAGTCCTTCAGAAAGGTCATCAACTTCCTGCATAACAGTCATGCCTTCTTGGATTAAGTGTGTAAGTTTTGCTTTTTGTTCTTGCGTAAAGACGCGATCGCCGTTGCTCATGTAAAATTCCTATTGTAAGTTATATTATTTGTTATATTAACATACTTATTTGGTTATCGCAACCTAAATGAGCTATTCTTTGGGAAAAGCCTCGTGGTATGGAAAATCGTATATTACTAGTTCTGTTCTTTCAGTACGTTCAAATCTATCTTTAATTTTACGTTTCTTGAACTCTCCCATGGTTGCCTTACCGCCCTCTGCTTTTTTCTTGGCTTTGTTTAATTCTCGTTGAGTAGTTGCATCGTATATAAATCTATATAGTCTGTCTTTCTTTTCGACCATGGCCCAAAGAGTAATCCACTTTTGGTTATCAAAGTTACCAGTACTGTGATACTTGTATATAAACTTGGCTGGCTTGCCATGCATTGGAGATCCAATAAACTCCTTGTTAGTATCAAAACTTAACCAAATAGCAAAAAACACAACAGGGATAATTAGAAACTTCTGCCAGGAAGATTCAACAAACATAGGAATCATACAGACTAATCCAGCAAACATCCAAATTGCAGCTAGTTGAGTAGTAGTAATGTTAAAATCAAACATTTATCCTGGTCCTCCTGGAGCGAATGGATCCTTAAATTTGTTCATGTTGTCTGCTTTATTAACAATTAGATCAGTATTGTCTAAATTTAATTCAACTTCACCGTCGTCTGTTATTACAAAACCTAGAGCATGTACTTCATCGCCGGGGCCATTTAAGATTAATTCTTTAAGTATTACCTCTTTGTATGGATTAAGTTGAATTAACTCAAACGTAATTGTTTCAGGCTTTGTGTACTGGTCAATCTTTTTAGAAAACCAATGCCCAGTAACAGTTACTGATCTAGGAACTCTGCTTCGTATAGTTAATACCTCTCTATTAATTTCAACGAGAACCTTTTCTCCAGTAGTTTTATTAAAAATTGCATCGTTCCTATACCCTAGATCATCTCTATCTAAGTTCATAAGTCCTTTATTTTTTACACCAAAGCTAACAATGTTATCTAGATCATCTTGAATCCACATGTCTATGTCTGTTGAACTTTTTGGATCCCATGACATTATTACCATGTACTCAGCTTTAGGATCGAAGTCATGCTTTTTGGCTACTGGGTTAATCAGCATAAAAGCTAGGATAAACATAAATGTAAACCCTACTAGCAGATTGAATAAGAGATCGATAAACCCGAAGCTACTCTTGTACTTCTGTTGTGCTGACATCCCAACTGTTCTCCAAAATAACCATTTGTGCTTTTATTAGGACTGAGCAAATTAATCCGATTAAAGTAGTACTGAGTGCAGTACTCATTCCAATGGCCATGTCTGCGATTGCTGATTGAACGTTAGCGATATTTGTAACATCAAGGTTACTAAAGGCACTGCCTAGCATAAGCAAAAATCCTGCTACGGTGCCGATCATTCCTAGAGTAATCATAGCCTCACTAGAAAACCATACATAATTGCTTAATGACTGTGCTTTTTTATCTTGGTAGTTTTTGCTAATATATCCAGTAAGCATTGTTGTTAATGCAAATACAGCAAGGATCCCCATGCTAATTTTAGTAACGTCGGCATCCCAAAGCGCCTGCCACCAACCTAGTTCGTTGGCAACTACACTAGCAAATACAATGCATGTTACTTGTACCCACCACTTTAAGAGGGTAATATTTAAAGATTTCATTAATTAGATTCTACCCATTTCTGAAATGCTTCTAGAGCTTCAGATTCTGAACCGTAAGAACCTGTGTCAAGGGTAGCTACCTGGGTGTAAAATTCTTGGGGATAAAATTTATCTTTCCATTCAAATCCGCCGTCTCTCACTTTAACATAGATTTGAAAATCGTTTTTGCGAGAATCGCCGTCGTCATGCATAGTATTACCAAGCGCATATTCTTTGCCATTCTTTTCAGTTTTTTGTACAAGATCAAAGTCACGGTTAGCGACTAGTTCCATGTCAACTGCTTCTAGCATATTGAGTGTTTGGCGTATTAAATCGGGTTGCATGCTGATATTCCTAAGAGTTATGTTTTACTCTATATTTATCTGCTACCACTTACGGCAACTCCAGTAACGTGCTTTGGTCTTTGGTCCTGGGTTAGCACAATTATGTCTAGCACGGAAACTTTTACGAGCCTTTGGATTATTCTTTCTAATCCTCATTGCCTTGCCTTTAACACTTGACCCGCCATGCCCAAAATTAACTTTAATAACGTTACCTTTTGGATTCTTTACGTATACTTTAAATTTCTTTACATCGCCTTGCATAGGCTTGTTTAGTTTAACTTTACGGCCTTGGTACTCTGCTTCAAACATGTCGTTATCGTCTACACTGTATCCTAGATAACCATATTCTTCATGAAAGTCTTGCGTATCTTCAAGTGTTACTTCTTCTTGTAGGGGCTTTGGTTTCTTGCCGAATAATGCAGAGTTATCCCGAGGGCTAACTCCAGGTGCGTCCGGTGGAGTGTTGGGATTAGTCGGGGAAGCTACGGCATTTGGCTTTACAACGGCGGGTTTTTTCTTACCCGGAGAATTTGGTTTCTTGCCAAATAATGCAGAATTATCCCGAGGGCTAGTTCCATTAGTAATTGTTTTTTCAAGGATGTGTTGTGTAACTTCATCTATACGCATTATTTTTTCTTCCTAGTTTTAACAGTGTTACTAACGTTTTTAGCTTTACCAGTACGATTTTTATTAGGATCGTCCCTACGTTTCTTATTTACTGCGGCGGCTATTGCTTTTTTGCCACCTTTTGCTCTTAATGATGCAGCTCTACTTTTACTAAGACACTTGGGCTTGCCTTCACTTTTTTTAGAATCTCCACATTTGCCTATGCGTTCGCCTTTGGTATTGTAACGATCCCAGCCGCCTCCGCCTGCTCCGCCTTTTTTGCCTTTGCCAAACCAAGCACGTAGGTCTTCGTGTAGCTCTTCAATACGCATCTTATTTCTTCTTTGAATTGCCCCAGTTAGAGGC